CCACAGGTAGAAGCTGCTGTTACTTATCAAAGTTCTGTATTTCTAACTGGTACTCCATTATTTGGTGTAGCATCTGCTCCTGAATTTATGGATCAAGCAATAGCACTGGAAACAGTTATTGATAACAACGCTATTCGCGGTGGATGGGTACGTGAGTTTGGTATGTTCTTCCGTGATGGATTTAAATATAATCTGTCAGCACTAGAAGTAACATGGGCACGTGAAACTACTTATACTCCTGAAACAGATATTAATTTTGACAAGAAAATAGGGCGCCCAAAAGAAGTCATCTGGGAAGGTAATAAGATTAAACGTTGGGATATGTATAATACTATCTGGGATACTCGAGTAGCTCCAGCGGATATGTACAAGAAAGGTGAATTTATTGGTAATACTGAATTCATGTCACGTGTTCAGTTAAAACAATTTATTAATACTCTGCCTGATAAGATGGTAGATAACATTAAAGCTGCCTTTGAGTCTCCTAGTATTGGTATTAACTCTGGTACCTCTAGTGGTATGCCAGGTGCATTCTATATTCCTGATATTAATCCTAATGCTATTGTAGATTCCCAGAACATTTATAGTTTCGACTGGATGTCCTGGGCAGGACTTGCACAGAATGTAGATAAAATTAAATATACTAATGGTTACCAAGTAACTACTTTATATGCTCGTATCATTCCTTCAGATTTTGGTATTCGAGTACCTAGTCCTAATACTCCACAAGTCTGGAAATTTATCTACGTAAATCACTGCGTACTTATTTATGCAGAACGTCAAACTAATGCTCATGGCTTCATGCCAGTATTAATGGGACAACCGCTAGAAGATGGTTTGAATTATCAAACTAAATCTCTTGCTGATAATGTATTGCCTATCCAAGATATTACTACAGCGCTTGCTAATTCTTTGATAGCATCTCGTCGTAAAGCTGTAAGTGACAAAGTGATTTATGATCCATCTCGTATTAATGCGTCAGATATTAATAGTGCTAATCCTTCAGCTAAGATTCCAGTACGACCAGCTGCATACGGTAAAGCTATTAGTGAATCTGTATATGCATTTCCTTTCCGTGATGATCAAGCTCCTATTATTGGTCAGCAGATGCAGATGTTTGGAGCAATGGCTAATCAAATTAGTGGTCAGAATCCTGTACGACAAGGACAGTTTGTTAAAGGGAATAAAACACAGTCTGAGTTTCAAGATGTTATGGCTAATGCTAATGGTAGAGATCAGAATTGCTCTATGCTATATGAAGCTCAAGTATTCACACCACTGAAAGAAATTATTAAGATTGATATCTTACAATTCCAAGGCGGTGGTACACAGTATTCTCGCGATAAAGAACAAGAAGTAGAGATTGATCCAGTAGAACTACGTAAAGCTGTACTGTCCTTTAAAATATCTGATGGTCTTACACCTACAGATAAATTAATGGATTCTGATACATTAGCAGTAGCTTTCCAACAGATAGGATCTAGCCCAGCTTTGCAAGGTGAATATAATTTAGGGCCAATGTTCTCTTATTTGATGAAACTTAAAGGAGCTAATATTTCTCCCTTTGAGAAGTCTCCGCAGCAAGTAGCCTACGAACAAGCAGTAGGAGCATGGCAACAAGCTGTAATTCAAATGGCTAAAAATAACCCAGAAATTAAGCCTGAACAGTTTCCACCACAGCCATCACCAGAACAATACGGATATGATCCACAACAAGCAGCAGCAGGACAGTCAGCACCAGCTGCTTCACAACAGACAGCGCCAACAGGAGCAGCAACATGAAAGTAGAAATCTTAGATATAGTAATTGAAAATAAGACTGCTCTTACAGACTCTGTAGTAGAAGAAGGATCTATATTCTCTACACCGCAGTTAGAATATATCAAACGATTAATGGTAGATGCTGCACAAGAGATGTTAAATCTACAAGTAGATCCTAATAATATTCAAAACTTTGTGCAGCAACATGCATCATTAGAAGGACAGATGCAGATGCTACAATGTCTTGTTAATAATTCAGTAGAAGCGGAAGCACGAGCACGAGTAAAAGCAGCAAATAACCAAGAGCAGTAAATGTAGCAAGTAATATAACCTCAGCAATATCATCTTAATACTAGGAGTAATATCATGTCTTTCATGCAAAAAATCTTTGGCAATGCGCCAGCAGCACAACAACAATCTCCAGCTGCTACACAGCAAGCAACTCCTGGCAATATGCCAATGAATGCTAGTCCTATGACTAATACTAATGGAGTAGTTCCAGCTAATGTAAACATGGAAACTACTAAACCAGAAGTACAATCTCCTATGGCGAACTTTAAGGAATTGTTTAATACTGATCCTAACGCAAAAACTACCGAGCCAGATCCGCTATTTAATATTGATCCGACAAAAGTAGCAGCTGCTAGTAAAAACATAGATTTTTCTAAAGCTGTTCCAGCAGATGTATTAGCACGTATTACAGCTGGTGGGGAAGACGCTCAGAAAGCAATGCTAGAAGCAATGAATCTTATGCAACAGCAACAAAATACCCAAGGTACGATTCTTACTGCTAAGATTGTAGAGCAAGCTTTAGAAAAACAACGTACACAATTGATGGATATGCTCCCTGGTATTATTAAAAATACTACAACGTTTGACTCCCTCCGTAATACAAATACTTTGTTACAAAACCCAGCAACAGCTCCTATCGCAGAAGCAGTACTTAAACAAGTACAACTTAAGTTTCCAACTGCTAGTGCTGAAGATCACAAGAAACAAGTTGAGCAATATTTTGCTGACATGGCTACTGTTATTAAAGCACCAGAAGCAGAACTTAAAGAAAAAACTGCTAAAGCTAATGAAACTGATTGGAGTTCCTTCTTACCAGAGCAATAAAACTTATTAACTATTACGGAGTATTAAAATGAATGCACGTCCTTTGATTCGCCAAGGTGCAATGGTTCGTCCAGCACGAGATGGTGATGGTCTTATGGCTTTTCTTGATCCATCTGCTATGTCTGCTGATGCTGCTAGTGTTATCACTCCAGCTAATCTTGCCGGTGGTTTGATTGTTCGCTCAGGAGCTACAGCTAACCGTATTGATACTACTGATACGGCAGTAGCTATCCTGGCAGCTAACCCAGAAATGGATATTGGTGAAAGTTTTTGCGTAATCGTTACTAACCAAGTAGCATTTACTATTACTATTGCTGGCGGTACAGGTGTTACAGCTTCCGGTAATCTGGTAATTGCTGCAAACGGTTGGAAGATTCTTATGTTTACCAAGACTTCTGCAACAACCATGACTGTAGTTGGCCTGTAATCTCTGAATTACAATTTATATATTAACTAATTAAAAGGAATTATCATGAGTACAGGTGTATTTAATACCAGTAATTTTACACAAGACTTAGCAGTTAAAAGTTTTGATAGTCTAATTACTCGCTTGATGCCTAATGGCTCAGCACCTTTGTTTGGTCTTACTTCTATGTTGTCGCTGGAAACGGCTCTTGCAACTGAACACGGTTTTTTCACTAAAACTATGCTGTTTCCACAGTTTGTATTGTCGGGTAATATCTTGGCTGCTGATACTACTATCCCAGTAGTTTCTACTGCTAACCTATTGCCTGGTATGATTATGCAAATTGATAGCACTAAAGAAAACGTTATTGTTAATAATGTTATCTCTGCTACTCAAGTTGCAGTAACTCGTGGTGTTGGTACTGTTGCTGCTGCTAATGCATCTTCGGGCGTAGAAGCCTACCAAGTCGGTAACGCATTTGAAGAAGCTTCTTTGCGTCCTAATGCTCAAAATATTACGCCAGTTCGTATCACTAATCTGACACAAATTTTCCGTAATACCTGGGCTATCTCTGCATCTGCGGCAGCTACACAAGTAATTGCAGGTGATACTACTGTTAGTGAATCTAAACAAGATTGTTCTGGCTTCCATGCAGCAGATATTGAAAAAGCTCTGTTCTTTGGTCAAAAGTCCCAAGGTACTCGTAATGGTCAACCTTTCCGTACCATGGATGGTTTGATTAATATCGTAGGTAATTTGGCTTATTATCCATCTTCATATGCAGCACCTAACGTAACTACCGCAGGTTCTACTACTAACTACACGCAACTGGAAGCAGCACTTGATCCAGTATTCAATCAAACTACTGATCCAAAAGTAGCTAATGAACGTGTATTGTTTGTAGGTGGTCAGGCTCGTCGGGTACTTAATAAGATTGGTCAACTAACTGGTACTTATTATATCGTTGATGGACAAACTTCTTACGGCTTGCAGTTCTCCACGTTTAAGATCTCCCGTGGTACATTCCGTATGATTGAGCACCCACTGTTTAATACTAACGTTAGCTGGAGCAAGATGGCAGTAGCAGTTGATCTGTCTACTTTCCGTATTGCTTACTTGAACGGTCGTAAGACTGAACATAAAGGCTTTAACAATAGTGGTGGTACTGCTCAAGATAATGGTATTGATGCTGAAGGCGGCACACTGACTACTGAAGCAACTTGCGTAGTTAAGAATCCACCAGCTAATGCTATTATCTACAATCTGACAGCAGGTGCAGCAGGTTAATAGTTAGACTTGTAGTAGTGCAGAGAAGTTTGGCAGAGTTCTCATAACTGCCATTTATTTTCTAACCTCATAGGAGTATCACCATGACTATTAAACGCGTATATAAATCAACAGTACCAGCACTACGTTATATTCTTAAAGACGGATTTAATTGTGTATTTATTGATGGTAAATACATTACAGATATTGAATTGCATATTAAAGAGTTGGATGAAGAGATCGGAACTCATGGTCGCAATAAAAGTCGCAACCCTTATATGTATATTGACAATGATGAAAAAGAAATTGATACAGAAGCGCCGACTGCGCTAGATCTTATCAAACAAAAAGCTAAAGATGAAGCTCGTGCAGAATTGCTAGCAGAACAAGCAGCAGCACAAAAAGATATGGGAACTACTGGTAATGGTGCAGTACTAGGCGGTATTGGTAATACTGGAACTATCTCAGCACTGGATCCAAGTGTTCCTAACAAAGAAGTAATTACTACTATTGACCATGATGCTCCAGTACCTACAGCTCCAGCAATCAGTACTACTGAAGGATCTACAGCACAACTAGTAGAAAATAAACCAGCAGGTGCTACGTTGATTACGCCAAAAGTTTCTGGTGCAACTATCACTCCTGCTAAACCTTAATAATTTTACTGAAATCTAATCATGACAACATTCGCCGAGTTAGTAACTAATGTGTACGCACTAACAAATAGACCTGACTTGGTGAGTGAAACTGAGTTAGCTGTACGTAATGCTACACTCAAAATGCATAAGACAGATTTCTATTTTAAAGATATATTTGAAACTGGTATTCAGTTTACAGAAGCTGACTATCTTCAATCGCTAGATTATAAGGCTCTTATTCCTACCTGGCGATCTTTAAAATATATACGTAAGTATGACCCAGTAGGTTTAACTGCTGGTAAGTTTATGGAAGTTATAACTACTGAACAAGTATTAGATTCATATTTCCAAACTAAGCCAGATGTAGTATATGGCGCAGGACAAGTATTACAACTTCGTTCTAGTACTAAAGAAGCTTATTACCTGCTAGGTTGCTATCGCTTCCCAATACTCACAGCTCTTAATTTCTCTTCTTGGATTGCTGATGAGCAGCCAAGTGCTATTGAGCGAGAAGCTGCTAGAGTTATATTTAAAACTATTGGTTACGATGAACAAGCTAGTGTATATGAAAAATTAATAGCAGAAGAAATTGTATTGCTTAAGCAAGATAATATTCTAATCAATGGCTCCTAAGAGGAAATCATGAGCGCATCTATATATCAGCCAGGCGATGATACACCTCTGGTAAACGCAGCAAATACATTAGTACCGCAAAATTTTACAGTAACAGCTTTTCCAACTACTGTATTTAATCTCACTAACTTTACCTATATCACAGGTACTGGATCTTTGCACATCTATATTAATGGCGTTAAACAACGTACAGGTATAGATTTCATTGAAAGTTCTAACTCTTCTTTTACTCTTACAGAATCTCCGTTACTAGGAGACGTAGTAACTGCAGAAGGTTTCGTAGGTATTAGTGTAGACATTCCGGATGCAGAGTATTTGCGATTGCAATTAGCTGCTAGTACTGGTGCTGGTATGATCGGTACTCTGGCTATTGGCTTTCTAACTGCCAGTACTGTACAAGATAATCTGCAAGAACTAGTTAATAGATTTAATACCACACTAACAGTGAATGCAGTACAGGTACAAACTGGAGTAGCATTCACTACTACTGGTTCCAGTACAGCTTATGCAGCAGATATCTCTGCAACCCCTGTAACTGATGGAACTGTTAACACCAGATTACAACTTACTTTTGATGAAACCAACTCAAGTACAACTCCTACACTAACTCTTAGTGGTTGGACTACATATCCTATTCGTGTGTTTAATTCTGCTGGTGCCAAAGTAGGCCCAGCTGTAGGTGCTATTGTAGGTGCTGCAATTTATGACGTAGTATTTGATGGCGCTTACTGGATGATTCTTAACCCACTACCTAGTGCTGGCGGAACATCTAGTGACGGAGACACTGTAAATGATAAATTACTTTGGATTTATCAAGCTAAATCTTTTGCAGGATATCGTCGTGGTATAAATTTATTTGCAGATGGTTATAAAGCAGCAGATGGTATCAATGCTGGCGCAAGTAGTAATTACACTCTAGATACCGCTATTGGACGAGTTCTTCCAGCTTTAGGTGGTGGCACTGTACAAACTATAGGAACTGTTACAGGTTCAGCCAGTTTTACAGGCGGTTTTACAATGTTTGATCGTGGTGTAGCATTAACTGCAGGGGATGTTATTTACTCTCTAGGTATTAATAAAACAGTTGCTGGTAATGTATCCATGAAACTTGGCCTGCAAAACAGTACAACTAACTTTACCGTAGTAGTTAATCAAGTATTCTCACATCCTGGGGGTGGGTTTGCTGATGTAGTATTAACTGCTCCTTATACGGTACCAGTATCAGGTACATATAATGTAGGTTGTTATATAACAGATACTTCTATGCCAGCTGCTAGTTCACCACGTTCATATGTAGGTGGTGATGTTACAACAAGTTCTGCGGGGTTTACTGCTGACGCTAGTACAAACGGTATTCCAGCTATGAGATTAACTAAGAATTCAATACCTCAAGCAATGACAGTAGTTTCTACTGCTCAAACAGTATCTAGTTCTACTAAAGCTAAGGTAACTATTGAGTATGACAATGTAGCAACTCCAACACTTAATACAGATTTAACAGCAGAAGTTAGTTGTAATAATGGATCTAATTGGCAAACAGCTTCCTTAGTATCGCAAGGTTTAAGTCAGGCTGGAAGACTAGTAGCTGAATCAACTGATATTACGTGTGTAGCTGGAACTCAAGTAGCAGTTAGACTCAAAACTGCAAACAATAAAAATGTGCCAGTTTATGGTGTAGCTGTTTCTAATAGTAACTAGGAGCTATAAATGACTACTAAAATTAAAGGTATTGTAGCTCCTATCAATGCACAGTCTATTGTGTATACAGAAGCTACAGGTATTACGCCTACTCAGGTTACAGAAGGTATGTATTTGAATAATATGGCAGCAGTTAATATGACAAATATTTTACTGCCTGTGGGAGTTACTGATTCTAGAGTAATCCTTCTAGGAGCTAATGGTAATACAACTCTCTATCATGGACTTGGTATGATCCTCAAAGGAGCTGCTAATGTAGTATTACCTGCTAATGGTATTATAGCTTTAATGAAATTCTCTGCTCACAGTACTGCTTGGATTGAACAGTATAGGAACTTCTAATGGGAACAATTACATATCGTGCTAATCTGTCTGCTAAGTCAATACCATTGCTATCAGAAAGCTTTGGTAGATCTGTAATTGTTCCAGACAAAGATCAGAACTTTAATAGACAAGTTACTGCTACTGAAGATAGTGACAAAGATATTGGTATACCTCAGGTGTATTACTGTCATAATGTAATGCCAACTGCTCAAGGATTACAATCTGTTGGCTATGATCCAGTGACTCCTGCTGTCCCTGATGAATTAGGATTTAAATCTATCTATATCATCCGAGACGCTTCTGAAAACAAAGCATATTTTGCACATACCGATGAAGGTTTTAACTATGTGCAAGAGGTAGGTGAAACTACTTGGAAAAAGATTAATGATGTAGCAGCTACTGGTTTAGTATCTGTAGCATTTGTTTCTGGTGTTACTTATATATACTTCGAAAAAGTAGGTTGCTATAAGTATGACTTCACTACTGAACTTTTAGTAGCTGTTCCTCTCACTGGTGTAACTGCAGCTAATCTGATAGGTGTTACTGGAGCTGCTGGTTATCTTATTACTTGGACGGAGACAGAAATTGCATGGTCTAGCACTATTGATCCTACTGACTTTGTACCTAGCATTGTTACTGGTGCTGGTGGTGGACAGGTAGAAGGAGCTAAAGGTAAGCTCACTATCATTGTCACCAACTTCCTGGGTGTAATTATTTACACTACTAATAATG